CGAGCCGGTGCTGGTCGACTATGCGGTCTGGCTGCAAGACACCGACGCGCCGAAACGCTCGTGGACGCTGTACGCGGACGACCGCGGCGGCGTGAGCTTCGACACCCAGACCGTGCAGGTCTCGGCCACGCTTGACCGGCTGCGCCGCGTGTCGCGCGCGCCGATCTATGACCCGGGCGTGTTCACCGGGCTGGAGCTGCTGTGAAGATGACGCCGACCGAGTTCGCGCAGCGCTGCACCGCGATGGACGGCCCGCGCTACGTGCGCTGGCGCGCCGACTGGCAGGCGGCGGACTGCTACGGCATCATCGTCCTCTACTGGCGCGAAGTGCTCGGCGTCGAACTGCGGCAACACCCGGGCACGTGCAGCGGCATGGTCGACGGCTTCGCGGCGCTCGGCGAGCACTGGCTCGACATCGGCGGCCCGCGGCCCGGCGCGTGCGGCTTCATGTCCTGGGACGGCACCCTCCCGCGGCACTGCGGCGTGGTGATGCCCGGCGGAGACCTGCTGCACACTGAAGCCCCGGCGCCAGGCTATGCCGGCGGCCCCCGCATCACCCGGCTGGCGGCCATGCACCGGCTGTACCCCGACTTGCGCTTCTACGCGCCCGAGCCCGGCGCCTTCGCCCCATGAGCATCGCCACCCTCGTCATCCTGCGCGACCCGGCCGGCATCCTCGGCCGCGACGTGCGGCGCCTGCACGGCGATGCGCCTCTGCAGCAGCAGATCGAGGCGGCCATGCCCGGCGGCGGCGCTGGGTGCGAACTGCTCATCAACGGCTTGCGCGCCGATCCGTTCACCGACCCGCGGCTTGACGCACCGCCGCAGGCCGGAGACACCATCGTCGTGGCGCACCGGCCCGCCGGCCTTGACCCGGTGACCATCGCCCTGATTGCCGGCGCGCTGCTGGCCGTCGCGTCCTATGCGCTGATCCCGAAGCTGCCCGAGACGCCGGTCGCCAACGACAGCCCGAACAACCGCCTGACCGGCCAGACGAACGTCGCGCGCGCCTATCAAGCCATCCCTGACGTGTACGGCCGCCGCCGCGTGTGGCCCGACCTGATTCAGCGCACGCTGGTTGAGTACGTCGACAACGTGCGAACCCTGACCGAGTGGCTGTGCATCAGCCGCGGCGTCGGCGAGGTCACCGACGTGCGCTTCTCAGACACGCCCGTCGCCAGCATCCGCGGCGCCAGCTTCGAGGTGTTTGAGCCGCTGACGGCCGGCCCGGTGCCGCCCGGTGTACCGGCCGACTACGCGGAGGCCAAGTGGGCATCGCTCGCCGACGTGTTCGAGCCCTTCCCGTGCGCCAGCGTGGACGGCCAGGAAATCGGCCTGGACGTGTCCAGCGACGTGGTGGAACAGGGCTGCACGCTCAGCAGCAACGGCACGAACGTCTTCACGCTGACCTTCGCCGACGGCCCGCAGTTCGACAGCATCAAGGCCCTGGTGCCGGCCGGGACCACCGAGGTGAACTTCTCCTACGTGGTCGACACGAGCCCGCTCATCCTGGGCATCATCAACGAGCCCTGCACGGTCCTGTCGTTCACGGCCAGCGGCGGCTCGGTCACCTTCACGCTGCAAGGCACGCAGGTAATCTCAGAGGTCGTCAGCGGCCAGACCACCAGCGCGCGCCTGTCGCTGGCCACGACCTCAAACTTCAGCGACTGGTTCTTCCTGCCGGTCGAGTCGGATCGCATTTGGTGGAACATGGTGTTCCTGCGCGGCCTGCAGGGCACCGTGAACATCGCGGTCGAGTGGGAAGCCGTGGACGTGACCGACACCGCCATCGCCGGGTCGTCTGGCGGCGCCACGTACCCCTACACCGCCAGCAGCAACGATCAGCAGTTCTTCACGACGAAGGTCACGCCCGCGTTCGGCCGGGCGCGCTACCGCGTGCGCTTCCGCCGCGTGACGGCTGATCTGGGCAACGGCGCCGACACCGCGAAGCTCGAGGCTCTGTTCGCCGTGCGCTACTACGCCACGCGGCTGCTGCCCGGCGTGACGGTCATCCGCCTGACGACCCGGGCCACCGAGCAGGCCACGAGCGCGCGCGAGCTGAAGTTCAACCTCCTCTGGCAGCGGCGCGTTCGGGCGCTCGACAGCGACACCGTGAGCGCGTCGCGCAACTTCGCGCGCGCCATGGCCCACCTGTGGACGATCAGCGGCCAGCCCATCGCCGAACTGGACACGGCCGCGCTCGCCGCGGTCAATGCCTCGCTCGGCGAAACCGACCCTCTGCTGCGCTTCGATGCGAGCCTGGACGACGCCGACGTGAGCCTGTTTGAGCGCATGCAGCTCATCGCCAACAACGCGCGCTGTGTGTTCTGGCGCGACGGCGCGAAGTGGACGGTCACGCGGGACCAAGCGCGCGAGTCGCCCGAGCTGCAGCTCGACTACCGCAACCTGTCGGCCAGCGGGCAGAGCGTGGTGAACGAGAGCTTCTACCTGCCGGCCAGCAACGATGGCGTCGAGGTCGAGTTCGTTGACGAGGTGAGCGGCACGAAAAAGGCGTACTACCGCCTCAACATCAGCAGCGGCGCGCCGGTCGCGGGCGTCAGCTCCAACCCGCTGCGCGTGCGGCTGCCGGGCTGCACGACCGAGGCCCAGGCCATCAACCGCGCGCAGCTCGAGGCCCGCAAACTGCTGTACCAGCGCACCTCCGTGACCGACACGGCCCTCGGAGACGCGCAGCAGCTCGGCCCCGGCAGCCTGGTTCGCTGGGTGGACCCGAACGACTTCGCGGGCGACGACGGGCTGCAGGCTGGCGAGGTGCTGGGCATCGCCGGCCTCCTGCTGACGCTGAGCGAGCCGCTGGACTTCAAGGGCGAGGCCGGGGGCCGCATCCAGTTCACGGGCTCCGACGGCCTGCTGCTGGGCCCGCCCGTCATCTGCACGCCCGTGGCCGGCAAGCCCAAGCAGGTCACGCTGGCGAGCGCGCCCGCAGGCCTGTACCTGGCCGACGGCGAGACCGCGCAGCTCGGCAGCCGCTACGCATTCGGCGTGGGCCTCACCGCGGCGGAAATGGAGTCCGCCGGCCTCTACACCGTCACCGAGCCGCGGCCGAACGGGGACGGCACTTGGTCGCTGGCCATGGTGAACTATGACGCCCGGGTCTATGCCTTCGACAGCAGCGGCCGCACGGTCATCGGCGGCGGGGTCGGTGCGGCCGTGGCCAGCGGCCAGCGCGCCACGATCACGGCCGGCTTCGTCATCGTGGAAGCCGGCGTCGGCGTGGCCACTGCCAGCGGCAGGCCGGCCACCATCGGCGTGGCGGTGCCGACTTCCATCGCTGCCGGCGTGGGAACGGCTGCCGCCAGCGGCCGGCCGGCAAGCATCATCGAGTCGGGCCCGATCAACGGCGCCAGCTTCTCGGACGGCGCCGTCAACGGCCTGGGCGGCGTGGCCATCGCGGGCCTGCGCTTCCGGGTCGGCGGGGCTGTGGCCCAGGCGCAGACGGCCGCGGCCAGCAGCTACGTCGACTACGCCAGCTGGCACCGCGGCGCCATCGCGCGGCCCTGGTGGGTGCGGTTCACGCTGCTGTCGTCGGCCGGCGGCACGGTGGGCGGCGTTGGCGGCGGCTGGCTGCCCATGACCGCCGACCGCACCGTGACCCTCACGGCCGCGGCGCTGGAGGAGGCATCGGCGCTGGTGCGCGTCGAGTTCGCGGTCGACGCGGCGGGCACGGACATCCGCGCCACGCAGAGCGCATCGCTGTCGGCCCTGAGCGTGTCCTGAGGCCGGTTCCTAGCATGGCGGCAAGCGGGCGCTGACCTGCATCACCGCCATGCCGGCGGGCCGCGCCGGCTCTCACCGCGAGAGCGACACATGCCCGAATCCATCCTGTTCCTGTCCGGCCTGCTGTTCGGCGCGGTCTTGGTCTACATCGCCATCGCCCTGCGCCTGCGCGCGGCCGGCGATACCGTCATGCAGACTCTGGCGCGGCCCTTCGGTGCCGGCGGCCCGGGGCCCCGGAAGTGACGCGCCAGCTCGCCATCCTGGCCGGCGTGGCGGGCGCCCACTCGGCCTACTACCTCGCCCCAACGCTCGAGGATCGCGGATGGTGGGCCTACGTCGGCACGCACTCCCTTCTCATCGTCGCGCTGGCGATCTTGCTCCCCTCCGTGTCCACCGGACGAATGGGAGTCGTGGGCGCCGCGGCCTGCTGGTGGGGCATCGTGGAGTCGGCGCAGGCCGTGACGTGCTCGGCGCTGGCCTGGCGCTCGGTCTCGAACGCCGACCTGTGCGAGCAGGCGCTCGGCCACGAGGTGTACCTGCTGGCCGCGGCCCTGGCCGTCGCCTGGGTCATCACCTCCCGATGGTGGAGGCTGCGCCATGGCTGAGCCTCAAGCCTCTGTCGGCAGCGCCTTCGGCCTCGGGCTGGTGAGCGCGCTGCTGGGCCCCGTGCTCGGCCACTGGGCCCTGGTCTTCGTCGGGGCTGGTCTCGGCGCGTTCCTGGCGGTCTCGGCGGCCAACACGTCGACCGTGCGGGCCGCGCTGCCGGTGTTCGCGCGCGCGCTGATCGTGGCGGTGCTGCTGACGGGCGTCACCGTCACGCTGGCGGCGCCCTACCTGGGCACGACGGCAGACGTGCTCATCATCCCCGTGGCCGGCCTGCTGGCCTGGCGCCACGACCGGCTCGGCGCCCTGCTGGATCGCGCGCTGGAGCTCCTACGGTCCAAGCGAGGCGCCGAATGACTGTGCTGCTGTCCCTCATCGGCCTGACCCTGGCGGCCATGGCTTTCGTGGTCTCTGCCCGCATGACGGGGCAGACGCGCTTCGTGGACCGACTGGGGGCGGCGGTGGCCGGCGGGACAGGGCTGCTGCTGGTGGTGGCCGCCACGCTGCGGCCGGATCTGCTCTGGCTGGCGCTGGCGTGCCTGCTGCTGTCGGCGGCTTGGTTCGCCGCGGCGCCGCCGGTCGAGCTCGTGCAGCAGCGGTCGTGGCAGCGGGAGGATGCGTGATGGCGCGCGCAATCGACAACTGGCGCACCAGCATCGTCACGCTGCCCGACGAAGCGCCCGCGCTGGCCGCCGACCACGTGCACCTGCTGGCCGTCACCCCGGCCCTGAAGCTGCTGCCCGGGGCCATGGACACGCCCGAGGCCCGGGTGATGCTGCTGGCCATCGGGTTGCAGGAATCCCGGCTGACGGCGCGCCGGCAGTTGGTGGGCTCGCCTCCGCGGCCGACCGGCCCGGCCACCGGCCTGTGGCAGTTCGAGCAGGGCGGCGGCGTGCGCGGCGTGCTCGAGCACCAGGCCAGCCGCTACTGGATGCAGCGCGTCTGCCACGAGCGCGGCGTCAAGCCGGTGGCGTCCGAGGTCTGGCGCGCGCTGCAACACGACGACATCCTGGCCGCGGCCGCCGCCCGGCTGCTGCTGTTCACCGATCCACGGCGGCTGCCGGCGCTGGGTGACGAGGCCGCGGCTTGGCAGTGCTACATCCGCACGTGGCGGCCTGGCAAGCCGCACCGCAGCACCTGGCCGGCGCTGTACGCGGTGGCCATGGCTGAGGTGGCCCAGGCGTGAAGACCCTCGCCGCCGCGGCGCTGCTGGCCGGCGCTGCGGGCTTCGGCGGGGCGTGGTGGCTTCAGGGCCTGCGATGGGAGGCTGCTGACGGCCGGCGCGCGGCGGCCGAAGCCGAGAGCCAGCGCCTGGCGCAGCGGTCGGCAGACGACGCGGCGGCCCGCTTCGAGGCCGAGCGCGCGCGCATCGCGGCGGGGCGCCGCGTCATCACCCGGGAGGTCGAGCGTGTCATCGTTGCCGACGCGGCTGCTGCCGCTGCTGTGTGCCTGTCTCCTGACGGCCTGCGCGTCCTCGCCGCGGCCGTTGCCGGCGACGATCCCGGCCAGCCTGCGCCAGCCGTGCCCGCCGCTTCCGCTGCTCGCTGACGGCACCGGGGCGGCCGTGCTTCGGACCATGGTCGAGTGGGCGGCCATGTACCGGGAGTGCGCGGCCCGGGTCGAGGGGTGGCGGGCCGCGGTGCCGGAGTCGTCAAGCGATCCTTGACCACTGGCGTTGTGCGGGGCATTCCTCCCGACTCGGCGCGAAACAGGCCCCATCCGCGAACGTCGCGCGGCGCGGCCACCTCGGAGCGCCTATCATGCACATCGCGCGCGTCGTGTTCGAAATCCGGCGTACGGGTCCTCCCGTACCGAGGGTTCGAATCCCTCCCTCTCCGCCAGTGTGCGGGGCCATCCTCCCGGATCAGGCCCGCTTTCTGGTCCCGATCAGCCCAACGGCGCCCGCCAGGGTGTCGGCCGTCAGGTGGCTGTAGCGCTGGGTGCTGCGGCTGTCGCGGTGGCCCAGCACCTTGCCGACGACGAACAGGTCGACCCCGGCGTTCACCATCTCGCTGGCTGCGCTGTGGCGCAGGTCGTGCAGCGTGACGTGCTCCATGCCCACCCGGGCGCGGGCTCGTTGCCACGCGCGCTGAATCGTGATCTTGGGCGACTTCAGCGGCAGGAACCGCATGAGGTGGCGGATCTTCGGATGGACAGGCACCGCCCGGCGGTCGCCGTTCTTTGTGTCGTGCAGCACCAGCGCCGCGCCGTCAGGTTGCGCCCGCAGTAGCTCGCCCAGCCGCATGCCACTGTAGAAGGCCACGCGGATGGCGATTTGCGTCTCCCAGTGGTCGCACGCCCGGCAGGCCTGCAGCATGGCCTTGCGGCAGATGTAGACCTGCCGTTCGTTGTTGACCTGCGGCAACTGCATGCGCGTCGTGGGGTCTTCGCGCACAAGGCCGTGCGCCTTCCAAGCCCAGCGGCAGGCGGCCTTCAGCACGGCCAGGCGGTTGCGCACGGTGGCCGGCGCCACGTCGGCCCGCTCGGCAACATCGCGCGCGACGGCGGGCAGCTCGGACAGCGGCTTGCCGGTGTAGGCCCACGCGATGGCGGCCAGGTGCTCGGCCGTGGCCTTGTAGCTCTTGAGCTCGGTCTTGTCCCGCAGGTACAGGACGACGGCCTCGTCAATCAGCGGGTCGCGTTGCTCGAGGCCAGCCGCAACGGCGTAGAGCCGGCCACCTTCCTTGCGGTCGTAGGCGTCAGCCTGGGCTTGACTCCAACCCCGCGGAAGAAGGCGGCTAAGTCGGTGCCGGCGACCTTCAATGACGCGGTCGAACTCGAAGCGCCAGCGCTTGTTGCGGGTGTCCCAGCGGATCGGCATGAGGCGAGATAGGCGGCAATGTCGTCAGGGTGGAAGCGCACGGCGCCACGGCCGGCGCCCAGGCGGTAGCGCGGCAGGCGATCTTCGGGGATGTCATAGACCGCGCGCGCCGAAAGCCCGAGCATGGGGGCGGCTTCCTTCGCGGTAAGCAGCCGTTCTAGGGATGCCACGGGCGGCGGGTTCTGGCTCACGCGAACAGCTCCCTCCTCACCATCCGCAGCGCCTTCGCCGCGCTGACGCCCAGCACCGCGCCGATGCTGGCCTCGCGCAGAGCGATGGCGCGGCGCATGCCGTCGACGGTGGCGGGCAGGCTCGTGTGCAGCCACGGCGCGCGAGGGTTCGCGCGGTAGCGCACGGCCAGCTCCGGCCGCGGCTTGCCCCACCGGCTGCGGTGCATGCGCAGTCGCACGCCAGGGATGCCGCTCGTGTCGTTGCGCTGGAGGATGCCGGCTCTGGTGCGCATCACGCGCCTCCCTCGGGCTGCGGGGCGGCGGCGAGTTCCATGCCGTTCTGCTGCGCAAACGCGCGCTGCACTTCAAGGGCGAACTCCTGCACGCGGGTCGAGTAGATGCCGCCGGCAGCGTTGCGGCATCCATCGTTGGCGATGGAGTCCACGACGGCCAGACCGAGCGGCTGAAGGCCCTTCGGCACCCGTGGCGCGGACGCGAGCGCGGCGCGCAGGCCGACAAGCGTGGCCTCATGGGGTGTGCCGTTGCGCCACACGCCGGGCTTGCGCGGCCCTTCGTCCACTTCGTGCCAGTACGCCTTGTTCGCCTCCAAGTAGGCCCGCGCCATCTGGTCCGTCACGGCCACCCCCTGCGCCGTCTGCTCTCCACGCTCGCCGAAGTGCTGGCGCAGTGCTTTGGCCATCGTTGCGGTGACGGCCATGTTCACGCTGTAGTCGCCGAGCCCCAGCGCCCTCAGTGCTTGGCAGGCGGTCAAGGCATCCACGCCCAGATCGGCCGCAAGGTCTCGCACAAGCAGCGGGAGAGGCTGCTCTCCACGCTCGGCGGGCGGGCTGTCTTCAGCCAGTCGGCACGCTGCCGGGCAGATGCTGCCGTCGCCAGGGCAGGCGCCGCAGTTCGGGGCTTGGCCACGCTCGGCGGGCGCCGGCTGCTGGGGTGCGGGTGGGTGGGTGTAGACGTCCACGCGAGAGCCCGCGCGCATCAGGCGATCGTTCAGCAGGCGCCCGGCCTCGGACTGCTTCGGCGTCCAGTACCCGTCATCGTGCAGCGTCGCCACCGGCTCTACCTGCGCTTCGCTGGCGGCCAGGGCGGCGCGGAGGGCGGTGATAGCGTCGGCGACTTGAGATGCGGGGTAGGCAGCGCTTCCGGCCAGCCGCTCCGTCTCGTAGAGCGCCTCCAGCGCCATGCGCGCCGCTTCGGGGAGGGTGGGGGCGGTCATGCTTGCTCCTTCAGGGCGGCGCGGGAAAGCAACGCGGCCCACATCGCACCGCCAGCCACCTTGGCGACGAACTGCATCGCAACGATGTGCGGCATCAGCGCGCCAAAGGCCAGCGTCGGGAAGATCAGCGAGTCCACCGCAGCGCCAGCCACGTTCGACCCGTTGGCGCGGAACAGCCAAGAACCGCGCAGCCGGGCGAACGTGGCCCAGTCCACCAGCGCGGCAGCACTGAACGCGCAGGCACTCGCCACCGCGATCTGGCCGGCGGCCGGGTTCAGCGCGTAGGTCAGCAGGCCCGTGCAGGCGATCAGCGCGCCCATCTGCCACGCCTTCAGCCGAACGTGCAGCCAATCGCGCAGGGCAAGGTCGAGGCCGATCAGCACAAAGGCATTGATGGGGCTCACCCACGGCCCCCAGGTGGCAACGGAAAGGTTCGCCAGCGTCATGGCGGCGGCGTACACGAGAACGGCAATGGTCAGGCTCATAGCAGGCTTCCTTGGTCTGCGGGTTGGTACTCGGGCACAGTGAAGGCCCAGCGTGCTGGCGCGTTGTGCGCCTCGATCCGGGAGCGCATCACGGCTGCCCGCATGTCTTTGTTGGGCGGCATGTAGTTCCCGCGCCAGGTCTGGTCTATGCCGATGTTCCGGCCAATGTTGGTGCTGTCGGCGCTGGCGAACGGCAGGCGCGTGAAAACCTCTGGATTAAGCATGCGCAGGCCGTGCAGCTTCACCAGTGGCTGGCCGTCGTCGTTGCACACCACGCGCATCGCGCGGGCAATCTGGCCCCACCATGCAGCAGTGCCGATGGTTGCGAACTCGCCCGAGCTGCCAATGCACACGCGCGGCCACGCTGCGGCCAGCCGTTCAAGCCGGCCCAGGCTCTCGTGCATGTGCCACACCGGGGCGCCAAACCAGCGCGGCAGCGGCCACTCGGCCAGAAGCGCGTCGTTGTCGGCCTCGTCGCCGTCTATCACGTCGGGCACCACGGCAAAGTCGCACGCGGGCACCAACTTGCAGGCAGCCGCCCACTCGTAGTAGCCGCGCCAGTTCTGCACCGGCTCGCCCTTCTTCCATGCCGAGAATGCGCCGTTGTCCACCGCGAAGCTCTGGCACACCTCCACGGCTACGCCCAGTTGGTCCGCGTGCGCGTAGCTCACGAAGGCATGCCCAGCCTCTACCGCTTTGGCTGCGGCCGTCGCTGGCGTTATCGGTAGCCCGTGGTAGTGAATCACTTCATGCGATCCAGTTCAGCCCGCAGCGCCTCCCGCTCGGCCTTGAGCCTGTCCACCTCGTCGCGCAGTGCAATGCACTCATCCACGCGGCGGCATACATCATCAAAGGCCGCGCTCTTGTAGATCGGCAACGCCTCGCGCGCCACTTCAGCGCTTGCGGGCGTGTCGGCCATCGCCGCAACGCTGCAAGCTGCAAGGCGCATGCGCTCGGTTTCAAGCTCGTTGCCGAGCCTGTCCACCTCGGCCAGCAGCTCGGGGGCGGCGTTGCAGGCGGCGGCGATGTAGGCGGCATTGATCCGCCCGCGCAGCAAGTCATCGCAAAGCGGCAGGCTTGCCCCCGCCGTGACGCGCGGGCAAAGCCGGAACCGGCCGATCCACACCTCGTCACGATTGGCTTTGCACGGCCCCGGAGTCGGCCCAGCCGCCAGCGCCGCGCGCAGGGCTTCGATGGCGGCGCTCATCAGTGCACCTTCGCCGCGCCGCGCTTCGGCTTCACGCCCGCCGCGGCCAGGCTCTCGCGCATGCCGGCCTCGAGCGCGGCCTGTTCCGCGGCGCCGCTGTCGGCGTGGCCGCTACCGTCGTCGTCGGCATCGTCGTCGCCCGGGTCGCCGCCGGCCGCCATGTCGTCGGCGAACGTGCCCAGGCCGTCGTCACGGGGCCCGCCGTCGGCGTCGGTGTCGAGCAGCGAGCCCTGGCCGTCTGCGGCGCCCGGGTGGCCCTTCGTGCCGTCGATCTCCGCGCCCGTGGCCTCGGTCGTGCCCGGCTCCGGCGGCGTCAGCGTGGCGATCAGCTCGCCGCCTTCGAGGCCGCACAGCGCGCCGACCAGCTGCGGCGTGATGGCCTTGTTCGACGCCACCGACCACCGGATGACGACGCTGCCGCCTTCCTTGGCCTCGAACTCGAACTTGTCGCAGCTGCAGCCGTACAGCTCCAGCGCCGTGCTGTCGTCGATGCCGTGCTCGATCTTCAGCGTGTAGCCGCTGAAGGCCGCCTCGATCTTCAGGGGCATGTGCAGGCTCGGCACGCGGCGGTGCTTCTTCACCGCGGGCACGCCATCGAGTTCGTCTTGCGCGGCGGCCTCGGGCGGCACCCACCACAGCAGATCCTGCAGGTTGTCGTGCAGCAGGTTGACCGCGGCGTTGTCGGTAGGCCACCACTCGACGCGCAGGCTGATGGCCTGGACGAGTTCCTTGCCGTGCGTTTCCTTGCGCGGCGTGGCCTTGGTGAGCTTCAGGCGCGACAGCTCGGGGAGGGCGAAGGTCTTCATGGGGTGTGGGCTCCGGTGGTGAGGGGTCAGGCTTCTTCCGGCGCGGCACCATCGACTTCGCCGATGAGTTTGACCGTCGGGCCGCGCAAGTAGTCGATTGCGTCGTTGCTGATCTGGATCTTGGAAAGATCGGCGCGCTTCGGGTCCAGTGCGACCATTGCGCGCGCCATGAGGTCAACGCGCGCCGCGTAGCCGTGCGTGGAGACATCGCCGCGCATGTGCTGGCGGTTGAAGGCATGCAGCACCCGCGGCCATTCCTCGCTTCGCCCCAGCGCAAGGGAGCGGTACGTCAAGGCCACCTTTTCGGCAATCTCCGGCCGTGTGCCCATCAGCAGAATGGCGGCCGCTCGAACTGGAGCGCTCGTCATCGTCGCGCGACGACTGTTGCAGACCTCCATCAATCGAGAGTGCAGGGGGCCAACGGTCTCGGCCACCTCGCCGATTTCCAGGATCGTTGGGTGCGCAGCGAAAGAACCGCCGCGCACCAGGATCAGCATGCGGGCAACGTCTGTCAGCTGGCGATCAATGCGCAGCGCGTCCGAAACGCTGCGCCGCTCGTGCTGATCGATGGCGTCGAAGGCGTCAGGAGACAGGCCTTCGGTGACCATCATGTCCACCGTCATTCCGGACTCGATGACAGCAGACAGCCGATGCTGCAGATCCAAACCGCGACCGTCAACGCAGAACGCGATGCCCTGGTGGGTGAGCTTCCACTGGCCCATCCGCATCACTCGCGCGTAGTAGCGCACGCGGCCAGGACGAAGAACGCGGTTGTCTCGGTTGGCCGCCAGCAGGGCCTTGGCCTCCGCGGGGCCAATCCGCAGCACACGAGTGGTGACTGTGGTGGACGCCTGGGAAAGTGTCGCGCGCAAGCCGTGCGCGGCGAGAAGCTGATCGACGACCTTCATGCTCTCTTGCTCCTGTTGTTGAATGGGGTGTTCGTAGTGAGCTGGCCCGCCAGCGCGGAGCGCCTTGTCGACCTCGGCGAACGCTTGCTTGCAGGCTTCGGAAACTTCGCGCAGGGCCGCTTGAACGACCTTGCGCTCCTGAGCGTCGCGGGCCTTGCCGATGCGGCGGTAGGCAGTGCGCCGGCTCATCCCCTCGGCGATCAGCTTCTCGCGCACGACAGGAGCGGGCGTGTTGCCCCTGGAAAGGTCCGCCGCCAGCAGCGTCTCGCGCTGCCGCTTGAACTCCTGGCGCGCGGCGGGCGAGCCGGTGGCGTTGATGTGCTGACCGGCGGCTTCGAGGCCCAGCTGCTGGATGAGCGCCGCAATGGCGTCGTGTAGGGCGCCGGACATCATGAAGACCTCTCGGCCGGCGTCCCGACCGCCTTGCCGAACTGCACGCACTCGGCGAGCAGCTGCGCCTGGGTCGCGCCGGCCTTCTGCAGCAGCAGCGCGTCGAGCGCCCCGCGCATGTAGTCCCTTCGCGCCTGAATCGCAGGCGTCGCCCGCGGGTCGATCGGGGCGTCGGCCTGGGCGAGGGTCCAGGCTTCGGCGAGGGAGGTGGGCGCGCTCACGGCTGCGGGTCCGCCAGGTCGCCGAAACCAGCGTCCGAGGGGTCGGCGGCGGGCGCGGGTGCGGGCGCAGCATCGGCGGGAGCCGGCGAGGAATCGCCGGGCGCGACCATCTCCGACACCATGCCGTCGATCACGTTGTGATCCTGCGGGATGCCCGCCTCGGCCTGCTCATCGGTCGTGACGGCGCGGCTCATCTCGACGCTGACCGGCAGGTACTTGAACAGCCGGCGGATCGCGGTCTTCTTTGCCATCTCCTCGAAGTGGTCAACCCACGGCCCCGAGCTGCCGGCCTTCGACTTCGCACGAATGGCCTCGATCTCGGCGCGGCTCATCACCTCGAACTGCACGCCGCCGTCCTTCAGCTTCGCCACCGCGTACACGTAGGTCAGCTTGCCGCGGTCGCCGCCGTCGAACGGCACGTGTTCGACCGTCTCGTCCAGGCCGTAGCGGTACTGGAAGTGGTCGCGCTCGTGCACCGTGCGCGCCGATAGGCTCACGATCTGGCCGCTGCGCCGGGCCAGGTCGATCATGCCGCGGTAGCCGATGATGAGCTGGCACTCGGTGGCCACCGTCTGCCACTGGCCGTTGACCTTCGCGCGCTTGTCGAAGGGCAGCAGGTAGGCGTGGCCCAGGCCATTGCCGGGCTCGAGGCCCAGCTGTGCGGCGGCCATGATGGCGCCGGCCAGCGACTGCTGGGTGCACTCCATCAGCTTGGGCACGCGGCGCATGTCGGTCAGCACGATGCGGGCCATGCGGTCAGCCGTCATGTGCTTGGGCAGCGCCAGGGCCATCTGGCCCTTCAGCTTGTCGACCAGCGCGACGGCCGGGTCTTGTTTCTTCTCGGCAACGGCGGTGCCATTGGCTCCGGTGGCGACGGCCTTCAGGGTGGCGGTAGACATGGGTCAGAGTCCTTTCGTGTCGAACTGCTTGAGCTTGAAGACGCGCGATTCCCACTTCCGGGTGAACTCGCGCGCGATGGCGGGGTGCGCCTCTTTCAGCGCCGCTTCGTCAAGCCACGACCCCTTGCGAGACTTCCACTCGACCGCCGACTTGCCGTTGGGCATGACGATCTCGCTGGCCTCGCGCATGGCGCGCTTGATGTCGAACTCGACCGCCTCAGCCTCAGCCTCACGGGCCTTGATCTCGGTGAGGAGCGCGCGCAGCTGCATGACGCGGGCGGCGAGTTCAGGGTCGGCCAGCAGGGGCGGGCCTTCCGCTTCCTTGCCGAACAGGATTCCCAGGTCGGCGAGGTTCTTGGGGGCCGGCGGCAGACCCGCCAGCACGTGGTCATTCCAGAACGCGAGGGCTTGGGCTCGCATGCCGGCGATGGTCTCGTCGTCGGCCGCCACCGGGTAGGTGCGCAGCTCGTCGGCGCCGAACAGCGCGGCCAGCATTCCGCTGCGGCGCCGCGTGACGCCCAGGCCGTGCATGACTTGGGCCGTGTAGTGCACCGGCAGGTCGTCGCTGCCCGTGTCGCCCCACTCGCGCATGCGGAACGGGTGCACGGTCTTCAGCTCGCAGTTCGTCACCTCGTCGGCGTCGTCCAGACGTAGCTCAAAGTCGATCTCGGCAGCCAGGAAGCGCAGGTCTTCGTCCTGGTACCGAGTGTTCGCCCGCAGGATCTCCACCTTGCGGCCCTGCCGCTGCAGGTCTTCCACCAGCATCTCAGCCACGACGGATTCCCACCGCTGGCCTCGCGTGAAGACCTTCTTGGGCGAGCCTTCCACGCGCGGCGTGGTCTTGTCTTGCCACAGCTGCAGCGGCGTGCGCCAAGGGCTGATGCCAAGCACGGCCGCGATGTCGCTGCCGCCCAGGAACTTGGATCGGTCGTGGCCGGCCGCGATGACGGCCAGGGCGTCGGGCGCGTTCACAGCCCACCCCAGCGCGCCGCGAGGTGCCAAGCCACCAGCGCGGCCAGCAGCAGCCCGACGAGGCCGACGAGCCAGAGCACGGGGCCGGCGCCTTCCACGGGCCGGGTCTCGGCCGGCTCGTCGCCCTGGATGTCGCTGACCGCGTGCGCGCCGTCGAGCGGCGCCGGGCCGGTGGGGTAGGTGTCCGCGAAGTCGCCGCGGTGCGTGCGGTGCGGCGCGCGCCAGGCACTGCGGCCGATGTCTTCAGCCGGCCAGCTCCCGGCGATGTAGCGGCCTTGCTTCTCGCCGCCCTCGGGGATGAAAACGCGCTTGGCGCTCATGGTCAGCCCCCCAGCAGCTTGGCGATGGCGGCCAGCAGCTCGAGCGGCGCGCGAAACAGCCACTCGTCGATGGTCACGAGGAAGTTCAGCATGGTGGTCTCCGGTGGTGGTCAGTTGAGGCCCTGCGCGGCAAGCCACGGCAGGGCGATGCAGCAGAGGACGAGGACGACGGCGTAGGGCACATCGCCCCAGCGCCACGGCGGCGTGTAGTGCTCCTTCATCGCTGCACCGGCCTGTCGAGCAGCCAGCCGCGCGAGGTCGAGCGCACGACGCGCACGGCGCGCAGCCACTCGCGCTGGTTGCGCTCGCTGTCGGGCCACAGGCGCTGGGCCTGCTCGAGCAGCGGGCTCGGGCGGGCCGGCGCGAGGGCCAGCCGCGGGGCGTGGAGGGTGGCGGCGGCGCTCAAAGCGGGCTCTCCTCACCGCCGACGATGGCCGCCCGCTGCTGCGCCTGGTGCTCGCGCGCCATGGCGTCGCGCGCGGCCGGGTCGCTGCTGGGGAACGGCCAGTTCGCGGCGCGGCGCGGTTCCTGCACGGCGCCGAAGCGCTGCTCGGCCTGCTCGATCACGGCCGCGCGCTCGTGGTGCCGCGCGGCGCCTTCCCTGCCGAAGCCCATCACCTCGGACTTCAGCGCGAACTTCGCCTTGCCGGCCGGCGTCATGCAGCCCAGGGCCACCGACAGCAGCCGGTGCGCGGCCTTCAGCTCGGCCAGCAGCTGCCGCTCGATCGGACGCTCCGGCCGCACGCCGGACACGATCACCGGGCCGGTCACAGCTTCAGCTCCTGCGCCGCGATCTCGTCCGAGCGCTCGGCGATGTCGCGCGAGGCCCGCATCGTCGCCATGAGCCAGTCCTGCATGTTGAGCGCGACCGTCGCCTGATCCGCGACCGGGCACACCGCCAGCAGCCGCAGCCAGTCGTCCAGGTGCGTGGCTTCGAGGTCTTCCAGCAGCCGGGCCAGCGGCTTGCGCACCACGCCCAGGGCGGCGCTGCTGTCGAGCACGTCGAACAGCGCCTCGCACTCGCCGTCCAGGTCGGCGCGGATCAGATCGTCGGCCGCCTCGGCGCGCACGTTCGCGTATGCGTCGGCGCGCAGTTCGTAGCTCACCTGCTTGGTGGGCAGCGTGCGGACCGGGCCGCCGGGGAACGCATACCCGCCGCCGCTCGGGGCGCTGAAGTCGAGGATGTGCGGGGCCATCACGCGGCCTCCGTGAAACCAATCGCCAGCAGCTTGCCAATCTGCTGCTCGATTTCGTTGGCCTTGCGCTCGGCTTCAGCGCGCAGTTCCTGCTGCTGCTTGCGAAGACCGGCGACGGCTTCGGCGACGTAGGCCTCGGGCTCAGCCAGTTGCACGGCGATGGCCGCGGTGCCAACCTTGATGCAGTCGCTGCCCATCGACTCTGAGGCTGAGAACAGCAGAGCGTTGGCCAGCCGCTTCGGGTCAGCGGCGTGCAGCTCGTGCGCCTTGAGGCCCGACCACTCGGGCAGAAACGCATGCAGCGTGACGGTGGTGCTCATCGCCTGTCTCCCTGCCCCCGCCGTGCGGCGTTGTCGTGGGGCGATGGGGAGACTGTCGCAAAGTCTTGCGCCAGTGTCAAGCAAAGTTTTGCGCTGCGGAGCAAAAAAAAGCGCCGGGCTTGGCCGGCGCGTGGTTCGATCTAGGGGTGTGTCTAGACGTGTTCGCTGTCAAGTGAATGCTGCAGGGCCTCGTCGCCATCTTTGAGGATGCGCGCCGCCAGGGCCAAGCGACGGCGCTGCTCGCGCTCGATGTCGCTCATGTCCACAACCAAGTCTTCTACGCCTACGCCAAGGGCCGTGGCGATCAACGCCAGCTCCGTGAGCTTCCCGCTGGGTTCCTTCCCCCTAGACCCCGAAACGCGGGATTCAGGCCGTAGGAAGTTCGCCACTGTCCTTGGAGAGACGCCGGCCATCTTGCCTAGCTGGGCCTCAGTTATTCGCGCGTGGCGCAAATAAAACGCCACTGCGTTCGCCACTGTGCGGTTGATGCTTTGCTCTGCCATGCCTGAAGCGTGACCAGCTTCGCGCGCAATGTGTTGCTTGCGCTTGGCGCAAAGTTTTGCGATGATGGGCGCATGAGCACAGACCTCGACACCGAAGTCCGCGCGCTGCTCGAGCAGCGTCGCGGGGAGTGGAAACGGATCGCAGCCGAGGCCGACGTGAGCCACTCGTGGATCTCACAGTTCGTGCGCGGGAAGATCCCGAACCCGGGCTATGCGACGCTGCGCGCGCTGCACCAGCGCCTGGCGGCCGAAGCCGCAAAGGCCCCCGCGCCCGCAGAGCCCGCGCCGCAGGCGGTGGCGCAATGAGCGGGCTGCGCTGCCGCCCAGGCGACATGGCGCTGATCTGCCGACTGCCAGCCGAACGCGAGAACTTCGGCATCGTGCTGACTGTCGAGAGGTCGCACCTTCTGCACGGGCAGGTTTGGTGGGAGTTCAAAGACGCAACTCGGCCCGTGACCGGATGGAACGACATCACGGGCTTGCCGAGCCGCGCATCGCACAGCTTCGAGAACGGGTGCGCGATGTACGTGGCGGACGACGAGTTGATGCCGCTTCGACCGCCGCCTGGCGCTGAGTCCACCCCCACCACGGCCGACAAGCCGCAGCCCGTGGAGGCCTGACCGATGACCGACCCCACCCGCTGCGGCGGTTTCGTCGCCGAGGCCCACCACGAGCGCTGCACGCGCCGCTTCGACTGCGCGCGCTTCCTCGACAACGACCTGTCGCGGCCGTTCGCCATCAGCGCGTGCGAGGGGAGCGACAGGTTCGTCCATGTCGCCACTGTGCGCGCCGAGGCCGACGAAGCCCATCCCGCAGATACCTCGTCCATCGGGGTGCTGGCGGCAAACACACTGCGCACACCTCGCGCGGTAGGAGACAAGCAATGACCCGCATCACAACCCGCGAGCGGCTGTGCATCTTCTTCGCGGCCAACCCCGACGAAGAACTCACCGCCCGCGACATCCAGGCCAAGTTCGACCTCGGGAACATCAACCGCGTGCGCGAGACGCTGAAGACCATGGACGAGGCCGGCCTCATCAAGCGCGAGCGCCTGACGAACCACGCCAACTCCCCCCACGTCGTGCGGCCCGGCCCTGTGCTGCTGCAACAGCTCCGCGCCTGAGCCATGACCACCCCCTCCCGACTCGGCGCCGGCAACGCGCCCATGCTGCGAGACCAGGTGCTCGTGTTTTTCGCCCGCAACCCCGACGAGGCGCTGATGCTCTCCGACATCGAGGCCAAGTTCGCCGTCCACCGCTCGACTGCCCAGCAGTGCGTGCGCCACATGGCCAAAGCCGGCCTCGTGTCCAAGGCCCAGGGCAAGAAGACCGCCCCGCTCGTCGTGAGCGCCGGCCCGGCCCTGCTGGCGATGGTGGGGGCCGACGCATGAAGACCCCCAAGCTGCACGACAAGCGCGACCGCATGGGCCGCCCCGGCGTCATGCCCGAGAACATCGCCGCGCCGCTGCGCAAGGCCGGCAGCAGCGCCAGGCCCATCCCGACCCTGCGCAAGCCCGAGCCCACCGAGCCGCGCATCACCAGCGCCACGAAGGTGACCCTCTGCCCCAGCGGCCAGGATCACCGCTACACCGTCCACGAGCTGCCGAAGGGGCACCGCAGCGTGCTCGATCCTCGGGAGTGCAGGGCGTGGGCGGCAAGCGCGACGGGGAGCCGGGCGGCATGAAGCGACCGTCGTTCCAGTTCTACCCGGGCGACTGGTCATCGAACCCGAACTTGAAGCGCTGCACGTTCGCAGAGCGAGGGATCTGGCTCGAGGTCATGTGCCTGATGCACGACCAAGAGCCGTATGGCGTGCTGCGCTGGCCGCTCAAGGAAATCGCCCAGGCCGTCGGCTGCAAGCCCGCCGACCTGCTGGCACTGGCGCGGAAGGGCGTCTTGAAGGGCTCCGACGAAGCGCTCACCGAAGCCTTTGTCTACACGCCCCGCAGCGGCCGGAAGGACGGCGAGCCCGTCACCCTGGTGCCCACCCAAGCCGGCCCGATCTGGTACTCAAGCCGCATGGTGAAGGACGAGTATGTCCGCACCATTCGGGGAGAAAACGGCGGCAATGGTGAATCACCAAAGCCCGGCACGAAGGCTGCACCAAAGCCCCCCATTGGTGAAACCTTTGGTCCACGTGACGCGCGCACGCCCGCAGCCCCGTCTTCTTCTTCTTCTTCTTCACCTTCGGGAGAAGAACAGGAGAAGGCGCGCAAGCGCGCCGCGCCGGTGGCGCGACCGCCCGATGTTTCCGAGCAGGTCTGGGCCGACTGGGTGCAGCACCGGAAAGCCAAGCGGGCAACCGTCACGGCAACCGTGGTCGAGGAGGCCAGGGCCGAGGCCAGCAAGGCCGGGATGACCCTGGAGGCTTTCCTGCGGGTCTGGTGCCGCCGCGGCTCGCAGGGGCTGGAGGCCGCATGGCTCAGGCCGGACGAACGCCAGGCCGACGGCCATAGCCTGTTCGCGGGGGCCGAATGAGGGGCGCCGCCGAGCTTATCGCCCTGCGGCAGCGCCGCCGTGTGCCGGCCAGCGTGGTGCTGAGCCTGCACGACCGGCCCGGCCAGCGCGCGGATGAGGCCTGGCTGATGCCCGGCCCTGGCGACACGCCGAAGACCGCCGACCTGCGCCCGCTGGTGGGCCTGCGCGTGGTGGTGGCCGGCCCGGCGCACCAGGCCGCGGCCGTCAGCGAGTGGAGCGCCGCGGCCGAGCAAGCCGGCGCGCTCATCGTCATGGGCTACGCCACCGACGGCCCGCTGCGGAACGCCCTCCCGGTCTACGCCGGGGGCGACATCAACGAACTCAGCCGCCGCATCGCGGCACTGGAGGCCGAGCATGGCGCAGACGCTGCCTGACGACTTCGACTTCAACGCCTACATGCGGGAGACCGACGCCCGCGTGAAGATCCGGGCGGCGAGCAGCTTCGCCGACCAGCTCGCCGCGAAGTTCCTGCCGCGCGATCCCGAGGCCCGCCAGCCGCGGATGATTTCCACGAAGCTGGGCCAGCGCCTTGAGTTCCGGCCGGGCGAGGTGACCGCCTGGGCCGGCTACAACGGCCACCGCAAGAGCATGTTCACGGGCCAGGTCGCGGTCGACCTGTGCTTCCAGCGCGAGCGCGTGCTGATCTGCAGCTTCGAGATGGCGCCGGCCGACACGCTGGCGCGCATGGCCCGGCAGTGCTTCGCGGTCGAGCGGCCGGCGCTGCTGAGCCTGGAGAAGTTCAACGCCTGGAGCGATGGCCGGCTGTGGCTGTTCGATCACGTGGGCCGCGTGAAGCCTGACCAGCTGATGGCGGTGCTGCGCTACTTCGCCGAGGAGCTGAAGGGCACGCAGGTGTTCATCGACAGCCTGATGATGGTCTGCGCCAGCGAGGAAAGCCTGGACGAGCAGAAGCAGTTCGTGACCGACACGGTGCGCGCGGCCCAGGAGTTCGGCCTGCACATCCACCTCGTCGCGCACTGCCGCAAGCCGGCCAGCGGCGACGAGGCCCGGCCGCCGAGCAAGTACGACCTGCGCGGCTCGGCCGCGATCAGCGATCAGTGCCACAACGTGGTGACGGTCTGGGCGAACAAGCCGAAGGCCCAGGAGTTGAGCAAGGGGAACATGGCCCGCAGCATGGAGCCCGACGCCCTGGTGACGGTCGAGAAGCAGCGCAACGGCCAGTGGGAGGGCCAGGTCAAGCTGTGGTTTGATGAGGCGGCGCTGAAGTTCGTCAACGAGCAAGGCCCGGCTGAGCCCTACGTGCTGGGGGTCGCATGACCGACGACCAGGCCCTGCGCCTCATGCAGTCCGAAGCCTTGCACACCGGCGGCATCGACGTGACCGAGGCCCGCCGCTGCGCCGAGACGCTGCGCAGGCGGCAGGCCGCCGGCTACCGCATGAGCCAGCACCACCGCGACGTGCTCGCCGCCTGCGAGCGCCGCGTGCGCCTGGCCGAGACGTTCAACACCCCGAAGGAGATGCCGCGATGATCGTGGTGGGAATCGACATCGGCCTGACCGGCGCGCTGGCCGCGGTGGACAGCCGAGGCACGGCCGCTGTGCGTGACCTGGACACGGTGCCCGACGGCAAGGGCCGGCGCCTGGACGCGCGCGCGCTGCTGCTGGCCATCCGCGACTACGTGCGCATCGGCGAGGCTGCGCTGATCGTGTTCGAGGACGTGCGCGCCCGGCCCATGGGCAACGGCAACGCCCAGGGCAACACCATGCACAGCCAGGGCAGCCTGATGCGCAGCCGCGGCATCGTGGAGGCCGTGGCCGACATCACGCGCCTCGAGGTGCTGGTCGTGCAGCCGCAGACCTGGAAGCGCCACTACGGCCTGATCGGGAAGCCGAAGGGCGCCAGCGCGGACACCGCGCGCGGCCTGTTCCCGCTGCTGCAGCCGCAGCTCAAGCGCGTGAAGGACCACAACCGGGCCGAGGCGCTGCTGCTGGCGCAGTACGGGATCGGGGTGCGATCGTGACCCTCGTCTGCATCCCCATCGGCCCCGGCAACTGGGCAGAGGCCCGCTTCAGCTACAGCGGCCCGCAGACCGCGCCGATCCTGGCGCGCGTGGGCGAGGTGTTCACGCTGGCGGGGGTTACTTGGCGCATCAAGAGGGTGGAGCCGTGATGACTGAGAAAGTGGTGATCGGGAATGCGGAGCTGTGGCATGGGGACTGCCTGGACATATTGCCCATGCTTGGGCCTGTGCACGCTGTGATAACCGACCCACCCTATAGCAGTGGAGCACGCACCGCCGCCGATGTTCGCGGCCGTTCCGGCATGAGCCGCGGCGCGCTGTGGAAGCAAGACCCGTTGACAAATGACCGCATGACCACGACGGGATTCGTCTGGATGATGCGGCACGTGGCCATGGACTGCGCGGCACTGCTCGAGGAGGGCGGCAGCCTGCTTTCGTTCATTGACTGGAGGCAGTACCCGACGCTGTACGGCGCGCTCGAAACCTGCAATCTCCGTGTGCAGACCATGGTGGTCTGGGACAAGCAAGACATGGCGCTCGGCAACGGTTTCAGGAACCAGCACGAGCTGCTGATTCATGCGGCCAAAGGCGTGCCCCGCGTGTACGACAAGTCTGTGCCGAACGTGCTGCGGTGCAAGCGCATCAGCGCAAGCGATGACCATCCGACCGAGAAGCCGCAGGCGATCTATGACCCGCTGATTCGGGTCGTCACAGACCGCGGACACACGGTGCTCGACCCGTTCATGGGCTCGGGTTCGGCTGGTGTGGCCTGCGCCAACGCCGGGCGCAAGTTCATCGGAATTGAGATTGAGCGCCGCTACTTCGACATAGCTTGCCGCCGCATGGAGCAGCAGCAAGCCCAGGGCCAACTGCTGCAGCCGGATGCCGCCGCGACCGCGCCTGTGCAGGAGGCGCTTCTCTGATGCCCACCGCCCGCCTCCCCGACGGCCGCGAGGTCGACACCGCGAGCCCGGAGTGGCGCGCGCACTGCCTTGCCCGCTGGCAAGCGGCGCAGCCGGAGTGCGACCGCCACGTGGCCACGCTGCAGCGCACCCGCGGCGCAGACGCCCGGCGCGAGTACCTGGCCGCCCTGGAGCGCGCCGATAAGCCAATGGCCGACCGCGTGCGGGTGGAGTTCGCGCGCTGGTGGGAAGCCGAGCAGAAGCGCCGCGCCGCGGCCCGATCAACCCCCACCGGATGACCGCCGCCGACCGCCAGATGCTGCTGTTCACCGACCTGCCGAACCCGCCGGCGCCGCCGAAGGCTTCCCCGCGCCGCCGCGCACTCGCCGCAGTGGCCGCCGCATTCGTGGGCGAGCAGCTGGCGTTGCGCTGGGTGCTGCGCGAGCTTGACCGGGACGACCTGCCCGAGCCGCCGCCCGTGCGCCGCGTGGTGTCCGCCGCCGACGCGCCGCCCGTGCAGACCATCGCGGCCAGCAGCATCTTCGGCCTGGCCGCCACGGTGCAGTCGCTCAAGGCCGGGCGCTTCGGCGCCGCAGAGCAGTTCGAGCCGGCTCCGTACCGTGTCGAGCGCAGCTACGCCGACGGCACGCTGCGGGTTATCCGCCAGCGGCCCGAGGAAACCGCCGAGTGGCAGGAGCGCGAGCAGCGCCGCAGGGCGAAGCAACGGCCGCCGAAGCCGTCGGCGAAGGTCCGCACGCGCGGGAAGAAGGTTCGCCAGTTCGATGGAGAGACGTTCGATGAATAGGGGAAACCATGAGTAGGGGAAAGACCGCCGCGCCGTCGGCATTCCGCAGCCGCATCGTCGGCGAGGGCGAGGAAGCGCCGGACCAGCTGCTGGCCAACCCGCTGAACTGGCGCGTCCACCCGAAGGAGCAGGTCGACGCGCTGGAGGGCCTGCTGAAGCAGGTCGGGTGGGTGCAGCGGGTGATCGTCAACCGCCGCACCGGGCACGTGGTCGACGGGCACGCGCGCGTGGCCCTGGCGCTGCGCCGCAGCGAGCCGACGCTGCCGGTGCTGTACGTCGACCTGTCCGAGGACGAGGAGCGCCTCGTGCTGGCGGCCATCGACCCTATCGGCGGCATGGCCGGGCGCGACGACGAGATGCTGGCCCAGGTGCTTGAAGGGCTGACGGCGGAGGACGCGGGGCTGCAGGCGCTGCTGGATTCGCTGAAGCCGCCGCCGGCCGGGACCGCCGGCCTGACCGATCCCGACGACGCGCCGCCAGCTCCGACCGACCCTGTCACGAAGCCGGGCGACGTTTGGCTGCTGGGGAGGCACCGCATCGTCTGCGGCGACAGCACAGTGCAGGTCGACGTCGACAAGGCGCTGGCCGGCGTGAAGCCGCACCTGATGGTGACGGACCCGCCGTATGGGGTGAAGTACGACCCGAACTGGCGCAAGGAGGCTGGGGTCAGCTCGGCCGGCGCCGCGACCGGTGTCGTGCTGAACGACGACCGCGCCGACTGGCGAGAAGCCTGGGCCTTGTTCCCGGGAGGCGTGGCTTACGTTTGGCACGGTGGGCTGCACGCCGGCACCGTCTCGGAAAGCCTGGCGGCGTGCAAGTTCGCCATCCGGGCGCAGATCGTGTGGGTGAAAACGCGCCCGGCGCTGAGCCGCGGGCACTATCACTGGCAGCACGAGCCGGCGCTCTACGGCGTGCGCGATGGCGAGGACGATCAGTGGCGGTTCATCCCCGAGCATGAGGTCGCCGGGTACGCGGTCAAGGACGGTGCCACCGGTCAGTGGCATGGCGGCCGCAAGCAGTCGACGGTGTGGTTCATCGAGCACATCAAGTCCGACACCGGCCACGGCACCCAGAAGCCCGTCGAGTGCATGAAGCGCCCGATCGAGAACAACAGCAGCCCGGGGCAGGCCGTGTACGAGCCCTTCAGCGGCAGCGGCACGACGATCATCGCGTGTGAGATGACGGGCCGGTCTTGCCACGCGCTGGAGCTGTCGCCGGCCTACGTCGATGTCAACGTGAAACGCTGGCAAGCCTTCACCGGCAAGGCCGCCACCCTCGAAGGCGACGGCCGCACCTTCGACGAGATCGCCGCGGAGCGCGTGCCGGCCGAGGCCTGAACATGCCCACGAACACGACCAACGCCGCCCGCGCCGCCCGGGGCCTAGAGCACCAGCGCCAGGCACTCGAGCTGCGCCGCGCCGGCCTGGGCTACGAGGCCATCGGCGCGCAGCTGGGCATCGGCAAGTCGCAGGCGCACCGGCTCGTGCAGCGCGGCCTGGCCGAGTGCCGCGCGCAGGTCACGGCGAACGCCGACGAGCTGCGGGCGGAGGAACTGTCGCGCCTGGACGGCATGCTGCAGGGCCTGTGGCCGCGGGCGCGCAAGGGCGAGGCGGCGGCCGTCGACCGGGTGCTGAAGATCGGCGAGCGGCGGGCGAAGCTGCTTGGCCTGGACGCGCCGACGAAGGTGGCAGAGACGGACCCCGCCGGCAACCCGGTCGGCCCGCGTCGAGTGGAGCTGGTGGCGCCCAGTGTCGACGGCAAGGCTTGAGCTACCGCCGAAGCTGATCCCGGTCTTCACCGGCCCCGCGCGCTACCGCGGCGCCTGGGGCGGCCGGGGCAGCGCCAAGACGCGCACGTTCGCCAAGATGACGGCTGTGCGCGCCTACCAGGCAGCCGAGGCGGGCGAGCGCGGGCTCATCCTCTGCGGGCGCGAGTTCATGAACTCGATGGAGGACAGCAGCCTGAACGAGGTCAAGCTGGCGATCGAGTCGGAGCCGTGGCTTGCCGCCTACTTCGAGGTCGGCGAGAAGTTCATCCGCACGAAGAACCGACGCGTCCACTACGCGTTCACCGGACTGCGGCACAACCTGGACAGCCTGAAGGGCAAGGCGCCGATCATCCTGGCGTGGATTGACGAAGCCGAGCCCGTGAGCGAGACCGCCTGGACGAAGCTGGGCCCGACCGTGCGCGCGCCGGGCTCCGAAATCTGGGTGACGTGGAACCCCGAGAAGGACGGCAGCGCCACCGACCTGCGCTTCAGGAAGAAGCCCGCGGCGGGCTCCAAGATCGTGGAGATGAACTACGGCGACAACCCGTGGTTCCCGGCCGAGCTCGAGGCCGAGCGCCTGGCCGACCGCGAGCGCCTGGACGATGCGACCTACCGCTGGTCCTGGGAGGGCGCCTACCGAGAGAACAGCGACGCGCAGATCCTGGCCGGCAAGTACGTGGTGCGCGAGTTCACGCCAGCCCCCGACTGGGGCGGCCCGTACTACGGCCTCGACTGGGGCTTCAGCCAAGACCCGACAGCCGGCGTGAAGCTGTGGGTGTACGACCGGCGGCTCTACGTCGAGTACGAGGCCGGGCGGCCCGGGCTTGAGAACGACGACATCGCCGCGTACATGATGCAGCGCCTGCCGGGCATCGAGCGGCACACGGTGCGCGCCGACAGCGCCCGGCCGGAGACGATCAGCCACGTCAAGAGCACCGGCAACGGCCGGCGCCAGGCGCTGCCGCTCATCATCCCGGTGGACAAGTGGCCCGGCAGCGTGGAGGACGGCATCGCGCACCTACGCGGGTACTCCGAGATCGTCGTGCACCCGCGCTGCACGGCCTTCCTCAACGAAGCCCGGCTCTACAGCTACAAGGTGGACAAGAACACGGGCGACCCGACGACCATCGTCGTGGACGCCCACAACCACTACATCGACGCGGCGCGGTACGCGCTGGGCGGGCTGATTCGGCGCAACGGACCGCGTGGCGGTATCTTCTAGCGGGTTCCTAGCATCCCCGCCATGCCTGAACTCGTCATCAACGAGCGCGACCTCGACGCTTTCATCCGCAGCCGGAAGTCACTGCTCACCGGCGGCCTGGACGACAAGCGCCCGCAGGCTTGGGCGCAGTACGGCTATCCAGACCATGTGTCGCCCGAGCTGCTGCTGCAGGCGTTCGAGCGCATCGGCGAGGCCGCGGGCGCGATCCGGGCCGTGCACGAGCGCTGCTGGGAAGACTGGCCCCGGGTCAAGCTGAAGGCTTCCGATGCCGAGAGCCCGTGGGAAAAGAAGCTCGCCGAGCTGTTCGACAAGGTCGACGCATGGATCAAGATCCAGGACTGGGATCTTCGGAACATGGTCGGCCGCTACAGCGGCTTGATCCTGCGCCTGGCCGACGGCCGCCCGCTTCGTGAGCCCGTCGTGAGGCGCCAGGGCATGCGCTTGGTGGACTTGGTGCCGGTGTACGAGACCCAGCTCGAGGTGGGCTCGTGGGACAGCGACCCCGACAGCGAGACCTTCGGCCAGCCGCTCATGTGGCGCTACCGTGCGCGCGACCTGCGCAACGTAGACACGAAGGGCCAGCCAGACCGGTGGGTCGACGTGCATCCAGACCGGGTGCTGATCCTCGCCGAAGGCTCGGTCGGCAACGACTTCATGAGCGGGCGGCCGTTCCTGCTGTCGTCATACAACGCCCTGATCGACGTGGAAAAGGTGCGCGGCGGCAGCGCCGAGGGCTACCTGAAGAACAGCGCGCGCAACATCAAGTTCATCCTGGACAAGGATGCCGATGTTGCGAAGATCGCCGGCACGAAGGAGGACGGCTCGCCGGCCACCGCGGCAGACCTGGGCGACGCGGTGCGCGAGAAGATGCACCGCATCAACACCAACATCGACGCCGGCATCGTGGGCCAGGGCGCCGACGTTGGCGTGCTTGAGACGACCCAGCACGACCCAGAGCCGGCCTATCGCGTGGCCGTGACCGGCGTCTCTGCTGGCAGCGGCGTGCCGTCGACCATGCTTGTCGGTCAGCAGGAGGGCAGGCTGGCCAGCGACGAAGATAAGGATGCGATCAACCGCCGTTGCAAAGCCCGGCGGAACAAGCTCCTGTCGTCGGCCGTGCGCAGCGTTGTCCGAAGGCTGCAGGCCGTGGGGACGCTTGAGCCCAGCGACTTCGAGATCGAGTGGAAGCCGCTCGACGCGCCCGGCGAGAAGGACAAGGTCGCCCTGCTCGTGCAGTACACGCAGGCGAACAAGTCCTATGCCGAGACGACAGCGACGCCGCTGTTCGGCGGCGACGAACTGCGCGGGGTTGTGGACTTTGAGCCGAGGCCCGCCGGTGGGCTGCCGGGCGAGGGCGACCCGGCCGACGATGCGGACCTCGACCCCCTGGACGACCCCGCGCCGACGCCAGCCCCGCCGCCGCCTGAGCCGCGCCGCACGACGGCAGCGAACGACGACACCGAGGGGCTGTTCCGGCGCTCGTGCACTGGCTGCGCCGAGCGGCGTGAACCGCATCCGCCCGCGCTCGCCCATCATCCCGGGCGACACGACCGACCGCACCGGCAGCGGGCCCGTGCAGCGCCGGGCGATCCGGGCGATCCGGCAGCGCTGGGCCGGGCTGGCGGCGGAGGTGGTGGCGATCTTCCGGCGGGTTCGCGTCATCGGCGAGGTGCAGGCGAACGCCTACGATCGCGCCGGCATCCCGCGCACGATCTACGCCCTGACGCCCGAGGAACTGGCGGCCCTGACCCAGGCCCTGCGCGAGGCCTTCGACCGATGGATCGAAGCCGCGGCCGGCGGCAGCTACCGCACGCACTGGTACGCGCAGTTCGACGCCGAGGCCGCCCAGCTCGGGCTGGCGCAGAGCGTGGCGAACCTGACCGCCCTGTCGCCCACCTACGCGGCATCGCGCAACATCGGCGCGGCGCTGATGAGCGAGGGCTTCCAGAACCGCGTGGCCATGGCGCAGATCAAGAGCTACGAGCACTGGACGGGCCTGTCTGCCGGCGAGAAGTCGGTGCTCAGCCAGATCATCGGCCGGGGCATCGCGGACGGCAAGAACCCGCGGGCGGTGGTGGCTGAGATTCAGGAGCGGCTAGGGGTGTCGCGGGCGCGGGCCGAGCAGTACGCCCAGACCGACATCACGGACACCCTGCGCATGACGCGCCTGGATGAGCGCGACTGGGCCGTCGAGAACCTGGGCATGGCCATCGGCCTGCTGTGGAAGTCGGCGCTGATCCCGACGACCCGGCCGACCCATGCGATCCGCAACGGCCGCACCTACACCAGCGCCGAGGTGCGGGACTTCTACAGCCGCGACGGGAACATCTACCGCTGCCACTGCAGCATCACCGAGGCGCTGCTAGACGACGACGGCCAGCCCATGCTGACCGACCGCGCGAAGGAAACCAGCCGCGCCGAACTGGCCGCCTGGCAGCGCAAGCGGGCCGGCGGGAACCGGACCACCCCCTAGTTCACGGGGCGCGGTTAGCGTCGCACAAAAAAGGGCTTGCGTCCTGGTGTTGCCGTGCTACAGCAACACCCATCGCAACACGCAACCCGGAGCAAGCAAAATGACCACCCAGCAAATCATCAGCGCCCGCATTCTGGCCCTCAAGAACAGCGGCATGAGCCTCCGCGAAGCCTTTGACGCCGTGCTGGGCGCGGGCGCATACGACAAGCTGGCCGGCGAGGTGTACGACGCCCTCCGCGCCAAGGCCTGAGGGCTTTTTGATGACCGACGCCGAAATTATTGCTATACGCGATGACCACCTGCCAAACCAAGGCGAGGCGTTTGATACGCTGGCCTTTGGCCGCGCAGTTGCCACACAAGCCGCTGGCAACGTCCGCCCGCTTGTGGCTGGCGATGTGAGCCGCCGCACGGATGTTGCAGTGCGGGCAATGGATGCCGCCGTCGTGGCCGCGATCAATGCCGCGAAGGATGCGGGCGTGCCGCAAGGGCTGATCGTTGGCCTGCTGCATGGACACGCACACCAGCAGACCGTTGCAATGATGGAATCATGACCACTCCCAACAAAGGCGGCCGCCCACCCGCCCCGCCAGCCCTGCGCCGCGTGAACGTCCCCGTTCGCCTGCCGGCCTGGCTGGTCGAGTGGATGGCGCAGCAGCCCGACACCCCTGCATCGCTGATCGAGGCCGCGCTGCTGAAGGCGCACAAGCTGAAGCCGCCGCGGACCCCCTAGCCCCCAACGCCCGCCCGGGTGATTGCGGGCCCTGGGCCCGGCCGCTACCGTCGCGCGCCATGAACACCCCGCGCGCCCTGCTGATCCCCGCCCTGCTGACCCTGGCCGCCTGCGGAGGCGGTGGCGGCAGCGACGACGCCCCCGACCCCGTGCTGCTGTGGCAGGGCTCGAGCACCAGTAGCGGCACCGGGGCCGGCCTGAGCACGCTGCTGGTCCGCATGGAGCCGGCCCCGGCCTACGTGCTGGCCTCCCCGGCGACGGGCGAGGAGTGCGTGCAGGGCGAGCTCCAGCAGACCGTGACCGGGCCCGGCGAGGTCAGCGTGAGGATCGAGCAGTTCGGCTTCGCGGTACAGACGGGCGCGATCCGGCGGACGCAGCGGGCAGACGCGGCGGGCGTGCTGACCTTCCCGTTCCGGCTGTGCGCCCCGGCAGACGCCCTGGCCGGCGTGCGGCAGGCCAGCCTGCAGCTGTCCATCCAGCCCCAGAACGGCCGCACCCTCGGGGCCTACACGGCGCGCGCGACGTGGACGCTGATCGGCACTCCGCGCTGAGTCCGTAGCATCGGCATGCCGGTCAGGGGTGGCCGGCTTCCTTGTTGCTTGTCTCCTGGCCCTCGCGGGCACCTGGCCCCGGCGTCGCAAGGCGTCGGGGCTTTTCTTCAGCCCAGGGCCAGATGCAGAGCGAGCAGCGTGACGGCCGCGAATGCGAGCGCGCCGGCCCAGATCCCCAGCGCCGTGAGCGGGCCCCAGGCGATGGCGGTCGCGCCGACGAGCGTGCCAGCCAGCAGGGCCAAGAGGGCAAAGCCGATGATGCGTTTCACGGCGCCTCCTTGTCGCTGCGGGCGTCGGGCTTCGGAATCGCGCGCAGCCGAGCCGCGGCACTGGGCGTGACGAGGTAGTTCCAGCACGCCTGCCAAGCCATCCAGCGAGCGTTGATGCCTTCGTCGATGTAGCGGCCTTGCCCGGCTGGCAGCACATTCTGCCGGCGCTTTTCCAGCGATCCGCCGTGGGTGTAGAAGCGCCGCGCGTGCTGCTCGAAGGCTTTCATGCAGCGCTTGAGTTCTTCCGGGTCTTCGGTGGCGGCCATCATCGCGCGGCCTCCCGATCCATCCAGCGCACAACCGCGAACACCGGCCAGAGCTGAAGCACCAGCGCCGCGATGAACTCGCTCGGCGCCTGCCGGTACCAGCGCAGCAGGCTCTGCTGCTCGTCGTCCATGGCGGCGAAGGCTGCGCAGCCGACGACCATGTTCACGGCGAAGGCAGCCAGTGCGGTGACTGCCCAGGCGGCGCCGCCGATGGCCAGGGGGATGCCGACCAGGGCGGCGAAGCCCAGAAACAGCAGCAGCGCGTCGAGCGCCGGGTTGAGGCGCGGGTGTGTAGGATCGTCGGTAGCCATGAAGCGGTTCCTTCGCTGAGTGGTTAGAAGCCCGGGGTCGATTCGCAGTCGCCCCGGGCTTCGCCATTGTGGGGCTGCGGAGGGGTGCGCGCAACGTCCTTCCTAGCATCGCGCTTGCCATTGGATGCAGCCTTGGCAGACAATCGAACCCGAGCCCTCAAGGCTAGGTCGTTTGCCCCGCAAGGGGACCGTGCTGCATCCACGGGAACGGCCGAGCCTTGAGGGCTCTTTCGTTTCCGGCCGCCAGCGGGCGCGCGAGCGTGGCGAAAGCGAGCACGGCCCTGCATCGGGCCACACCGCGGAAAGACCGGCCGGTCGGCATACCCTGACCGCGCGCCGTGCGGCCTGTCTGCGAGGGACCGCGCAAGACGACGGGTTACGGGGTGACAAGCCTGCCCGCCGCCGATGAATCGCAGCCTCCTGGGTGCGCTGGGCCAGCCTCGAAGCTGAAGCCGGGCGGGCGTGACTCCTGTCACCCTTGGCAGTGCTATGGGCGCGCGTTCCTAGCATGCCGCGGCATGAAGACCACCCGCGTGCATGTCCTGTCGGCCGTCAATGCCGGCGCCGTGTCCAAGTACGAGGAAGGCGGTCGCACCTTCTACCGGGTGGCGAACGTCTGCGGCGCCGTCTCCGGCATCGTGATGAATGGGATGCTCTACGCCGAGGAAGACCTCGCCGAGGGCGCCCCGAGCCTGAACGGCAAGCCCGCCCCGGCTGGCCACCCGAAGGACAAAGAGGGCCGCTACATCAGCGCCCACAGCGGCGACGCCATGCTGCGCGACTACGCGGGCGCCGTCTGCATGAACGCCCGCCACGAGGGTGGCCGCACGCTCTATGACGTCGTGGTCAACGAGGCCCAGGCGAAGGCGCACCCCGACGGCGCCACGCTGGTGCAGCGCCTCGAAGCCGCCCTCAACGGCCAGAACGTCGAGCCCATCCACGTCAGCACCGGGCTGTATTGCCAGGCGCTGCAGGCCAACGGCGAGAGCATGGGCAAGCGCTACACGAAGCGCGCTACGAAGATCACCTATGACCACAGCGCGTTTCTGCTGCACGAGCAGGGCGCAGGGACTCCCGAGCAGGGCGTCGGCATGCACCTCAACGCGGCCGGCGAAACCGGCGAGGTGGAGGCCGTCAACGTGGCCGAGGCGCTCGACCGCCGCGGCGAGGGCCTGCACGGCTGGCTCCGCAAGCTGCTGGGCAACGAGACCGAGCTGAGCTTCGAACAGATCCGCGACGGCCTTCAGAGGGCGCTCGGAGAAGGCGCCTGGGTGCGCGAGGTGTTCGCGCGCTCGGCAGTCTGGACTGACCGCGACGACCGCATGTTCGAACAGCCATACACGACCGCTGCG